TACGACTTCTTGGTCTCACGGGCGTGTTCGAGCGACTTGAACTCGTCGCAAGTGTGGCCCTGCTTGATGAGGAACATCAACTCCATCACATACTGGCGAATGGTGTTCATCTTCCAGTCCTGGCTGACCTTTGCCGATGCGACAGCGTAGGGCTGAGCCTTGCCATCGAACTTGCTCAGGCATTCCTCAGCCGCACTCCACCAACCGGCGAGAGCGGCCTTATTGCCACGACGAATCGCACTCTCGTGCGTGGCGAAGTTTGTCTTGCTGTTCATTTCATTTCCTCCTTGTGATAGGAACCTATCACGGTTGTGGTTGTGGTTGTTCGGATACGAGCGACCAACCGCAACGGGTCGAACCATTCAGCCCGCTGTGCGCTGTTCTCCTACCCTTGCTTCGCACGGTGTAAGTGCGGATACGGAACGCCCCTGGTCAGGGTGCTATTCGACCCCAATACGACGACAAGGGGGGCGCATGGGGGCCCACCGCCAGCCCACTAGACGGAGTCCCTCCGCGCAGAGCCGAATCCACAGATTTCTGGAGGTTGGGGATAGCCCCTGTGGATAACTAGTGGAAGCCAGCGGTGGCTAGTGGCGTTCTGTTCACTATGCAGGGCTTATATATAGCGATGGCGACAGAGTACGTTCCGCTGAATGGGTCGAATGTCGTCGCCAAATGGATGTAATGTTCGTCTTCTCCGACCACATAACCCGTGCTAAAGATATGTCTGTAGGGGTGTTTGGTGTTGAGGTCGTACCACTCGTCTTCAATGCTGAAGGAGTCCCACCATTCGATGATTTGAATGGGGGGTGTTTTGAACTCGGTTTGGCTCATGAGCCTTTGACCCATTTCTTTGACGGCGATGCCGTCTTGCTGGGCGACCATTTGACTTTGTCCGCCCAGTAGGCGGCGGACATGGGACCCTTGGAGATGTTCTTGGCGTGTCGGCTCTTGAAGGCTTCCCGCTGGCCGGCAGTCTGGTTGGTCCTGACCCCCTGTTGGCCGAACCTGATGGTCTTGACCTGGCCGCCTGACTTGGCGACTACGATGTGGGACTTTGTGGGGTGGCCAGGGGTGCGCTTGGGCTTGTTGTAGCCGCTGACGCCAGCCCTGGCGAGGCGAGGGTCCTTGCCGGCCGCCATGTCAGACGTCCATGTTCTGTCGACGTACGCCCTTGCTCGCCTTCTTCTTGGCACCACCACGACGAATAGCGTCAGAGACAGTCTCGCGGCGGGTCACGCCAGCGCCGGGATTCCCGACTGGCTTCTCCTTACCGTAGCCCTCGGAGTACCGCTTGGACTCACCCATCTTGACCTTCTTGCCAGTCTTGGCGGCTGCCTTCTTGGCAGCCTCCTTGCCCTTGGCCGTGTACGGGAACTTCTTTCCACCAACAGTGGGCATGTCCCTGCTCCTTCTTTGTCGTCGTTGTTTTTACAGGGATACTGTATACGGCCAACCGCTGCGCTTTTGGCCGTATCACTGGTGGCCCCTAACCAAAGCGTTACGCGTTACATTGTGCGCTTGTGAAAGGTAACGACGACACCCAGGGGTGATGGGACTCGAAGAAAACATCCTCGACAGCCGACAGGAGGAATACCTGGCTTGGCTGTGCACCGCTCCCTCGGAGCGGCAGCCAGCCTCCAAGGAGGCGTACGCGGCCTCCCTTGGCGTCAATGTGACCACCCTCCGCCGGTGGGAAAAGAAGGAAGTCTTCCGCAAGGCTTGGCAGGCGAGGGTAGACGAAGTCCAGGGGTCGCCTGAGCGAAGCCAGAGACTCCTAGACACCCTCTACGCCAAGGCGCTTGAAGGCGACATCAAGGCCGCCCAGTTGTACCTCCAGGCGACCAACCGCATGGCCCCGCCCACACTGAATGTGAAGACCGACAAGGCGACAGCCGAACTGTCCGATGGCGAACTCGATGACTTGATTGCCGCAATGGCTCAGCGCGAGCGCGAGACGAGGACTCACCTCAAGGCAATGTAACGATGGCCGATTTAGTTGAGTGTCCAAACTGCGGCGAGGAGTATCCGCCACACGCTTGCCGGTGGCGTTGTCCGTACTGTGGTTTGAAAGACTCATGTTGCGAGGGAGAGCCTCGCTTTAGACAAAGGGATGATGACGAATGAGCATTTCGAACTATCTTGAGAACGCACTGCTGGACACTTTGCGCAACCAGTCGTTGGCTGTTGCCAACGTGTACCTGAAGTTGCACACGGGTGACCCTGGTGAGGCTGGCACCTCTAACGCCGCGACAGAGACGACCCGTCAGGCTGTAACTTTTAATGCGGCCAGCGGAGGCTCTATGGCCTCCAGCGCCGCTGTGACGTGGACGAATGTGAGCACGACCGAAACCTATACGCATTGGTCGGCCTGGGATAACAGTACTGCTGGTAACTGCTTGTGGTCGGGCGCACTTAGCGCATCCGCTAGTGTGGCCGCTGGCGACACTTTTCAGATTACTTCGCTGACGCTGACACTTGACTGATAAGGAGCCTTAATGGCTACGAATTTCCCGACGAGTCTTGACTCGTTGACAAATCCAGTTGCGGGTGACACGCTTAGTTCGCCGTCGCATGCTGGTCAGCATGCTGATGCGAACGATGCTATTGAGGCTCTCCAGGCTAAAGTTGGTGTCAATAACTCTGCTGTAACTACCACTATTGACTATAAGTTGCGGAACCTTGATTCTTCGACAATCACTAATGGCTCCTTAACGGCGGCTGTTGTTGACCAGTTGGAAGAGAACTGGAATATTGTTGCCAGCGCGGCTACTGGCACAATTAACTTCGATGTTAAGACCGCCAGTATTTGGTATTACACGAGCAACGCCTCAGCGGACCATACGGTGAATGTGCGTGGCGACGGTTCCACCACCCTGTCCAGCCTGCTTGCGGTAGGTGACAGCATTACGGTCGTGTGGGCAAATACGAACGGTACGACTGCGTATTGGCCCAGCACTTTCCAGGTGGATGGTTCGACTATCACACCCAAGTGGCAGGGTGGTACGGCTCCGACTGGCGGCAACGCGAGCGCGATTGATTTGTATTCGTACACGATTGTCAAGACGGCGGCGACGCCAACTTATACGGTGTTTGCTTCTCAGACCCAGTTCAAGTAGGAGTTTGATATGCCTAATCTTGGTACTAGGTCAAACGCTTCAGCGCGAGCATACGGTTTTGGTGGTGGAGCAAATAAAATTGTTGCCTCTGGTGGAACAGAAACAACTAGCGGTCTATACAAGATTCACACATTCACTTCGTCTGGAACATTTACAGTTTCGGCAGCCCCCGGTGGAGCAACTGTTGACATTTTGTGTGTTGCGGGCGGCGGTGGTGGTGGCGGTTATGTTAGTGCTGGTTATGTAAATGAATGCGCTGGCGGTGGCGGTGGTGGTTTTGTTACGACCTCAGGAACCAGTATTAGTGCTGGAACATATACTGTAACAGTTGGTGCGGGTGGTGCTACTAACGCCAGTGGCAGCGCCAGTTCTATTGGTTCTCTTGCCTCAAGCACTGGTGGCGGATATGGAGGCGCTACTCAATCCGTAGTAGGTGGTGTGACGACCCCCACATCTGGTTCTGCAGGTGCTTCGGGTGGTTCTGGTGGTGGCGGAAGTGGTGGTTTGGGTACAGGTTATTCTGGTGGCGCGGGCGGCGCTGGAACTTCTGGTCAAGGAAATGCTGGCGGTTCAGGTGGAGCCGGTGGCTATACCGGTTCAGGAAAATTTGCTTCTCATACCACCGGGGGTGCTGGTGGCGGTGGGGGTGCAGGCGCGGCTGGAGGCAATGGTGGAGCCGCACCGGCTGGGTCGTATGCGGGACAAAGTGGGAATGGTGGAAATGGCGCAAGCAATTCCTACAGCGGTTCTTCCGTAACATACGCTGGTGGCGGTGGTGGTGGTGGTTCCATTGTTAGTGGTACAAATAATACTGGAAGTGGTGGTACGGGCGGCGGCGGTGGTGCTGGTGGAAATGGTACCGCGAATACTGGCGGCGGCGGTGGTGGAATGCTTAACGCAGGCGCCCCAGGTTCTGGTGGTTCTGGAATTATCATCGTAAGGTACCTCGCATAATGGCTCACTTTGCTCAAGTAGACGCAGATAATCGTGTTGTCCAAGTTCTTGTAGTCCCTGATGACCAAGAACATCGCGGTGAAGAATTTTTGCGCGATGATTTGAACCTTGGTGGTCGCTGGATTCAAACTTCGTACAACAATAAGATTCGTAAACAGTTTGCTGGCATCGGATTTACCTATGATTCCGATGCTGATGTTTTTATTGCTATTCAGCCAAGACCGTGGTTTGTCTTAAATAGTAATTATGATTGGGAATGCCCAATTGGCATTAAACCGCATGACGGGTCTGTTGTAACGGATGACGAATGGCTGTGGTTGGAAAAGGTATTTACTTATGGGAATCCAGCAGAAATGGTTAGGGCAATCTATGCCGTCTGAAATTGTTCACCTCAGCGAAACCTCTTACATTACGATTGACGAATGTCCGCGTGATTATTTCGGCGACGAAAACAAAAAAGCCGAACGGGTTACGCTTTTTAGTAATGGCGAACAGGTTTTAATTTGGGATGTTTTCATGAACGAAGATACCCGTTATGCCCTTTACATAGATGTTGAAGAAAAATTCCGCGATGGTGAATGGTTGAATATTCTTTTAGAAAGCGACCCAATGTCTCTGGGCAGATTCAACCGCGAGTATGCGGTATGGACGAATGTCGGAGAAGTTATGGTCAGCCGTGAGTCATCTTTAGTTGATTTTTTTAAATCAATGAACGATAAAAATATTCTTCGAACTGAAGTTGTTCTTGAACATGGTTTAGAAAATAAAGTAATTAAAATTCAATAATGGCGGCACTATACGATTCCTCAGACCTATATGAAAACTCCTCGTACACATACGAGGGGTATCCTTTGCGCACGGCATCGGGGTCTGGAACTGGAACACAGAACGCTACTGGCGTTCGTGTTCAATTAAGAAGCGCAACTGGTGATGGAACTGGTTCTTCAACCTCTACTTGTGTTCTAACTAAATTAAGGACGGCTACTGGTTCTGGAACTGGAACAGAATCGGCGGACGGGTCAACAGACCACTTCAAGACCGCTAGTGGTTCGGGTGGCGCTACCGCAGGTGATACTGCTGTCGGCAAGTTGATTCCTTGCCGTTTGGCTACCGGTTCTGGCACTGGTGGTTCTGATTCGTATGGTGCGTCCGCCCAGTTGCGTACCGCAACAGGTGCTGGCACGGGAACAGAACTAGCATCTGGTTACAAGACAAGTGTGCGCGTCGCCATAGGCGACGGCACCGGGACGCAAACCGATACCAACTATAAAACCAGTATTCGTACTGCCACTGGAACAAACTCTAGCGGTTCTTCTTCTAGCGCCCAGTCACAGTTTTTCCGTGCCGCCACTGGTTCTGGTGGAGCAACCGCAGGCGACCAGGCTATTGGTCTACATACACACCTTAGGTTGTCAACGGATGCTGGTAGTGGAACATCAACTAGCAATGGTCTGCTAACGCATATTCGCACTTCAACTGGTGCTGGTGTTGGAAATGAATCTGCTAGCGGCTACAACACAAGCATCCGCTCCGCAATTGGGGATGGACTTGGTTCAAGTAGCGCGAATGGTTTCAAGACTGTTATCAAGACGGCCTCTGGGTCTGGCACTGGAACATCGTCTGCTACTGGCATTAAGTATGTGTTTAAAACTGCGACTGGTGCTGGTGGGGCTACTGCTGGCGATTCCGCTAGTGGGTTTACGACGCGACCTCGTACGGCGACAGCCGGTGGACTTGGTTCCGCTGTTGCCCTTGGATTGCATGAGCATAAGCGTGGCGCTACGGGCGCTGGCACAAGTGGGCAGACCGCAATCCGCAACCACATTCACATTCGCGTGACTGCCTCTGGTGGCGCTGGCTCTCTCGATGTTGCGCTGTGGAAGAACGCAGGTGAATACATGGACCGCGTTATCAGAATGCGTCCAGTCCAGGGTCCAGGCTTCCGCAAGAAAGTCAACTACTCCTCCAAGAGATAATCATGGAACTAACCGAACTGCTCAACGAGCGGGAATGGCGGGCCTGCCGAGGCCCGTCTGACGCTAGCATCGACCAACTTGTCGAAGCATTCACTTACTTCTGCGAGAACTATTGGGCGATTAAGCATCCTGAGCGTGGACGGATTATGTTTGAACTGCGTGAAGCGCAGGTCGAAACAATCCGCGCCTGGATGACCAACCG